TTCAATGTCTTGAAGTGCTTGCTTGTAGTATGCTTTAGTCTGGTTATCTCGTCGCATAGTAGTATGTCAAATTGGTGATCCTGTAATAACGGAGCTGCCCAAGCTAGGCCATCATAGTTAAGTACTACTATATCATAGTACTCATCGTTCAAAACGAGTTCTTTTTCCGGACCGTGAGCGAGCCCTACTTTTAAGCCTTGGAACTGTAACCACTTTTTCGGTTCTGTTTGCCAAGTAGTTAAGCATACCGTCAAAGGGGCTAGTAGGAGCACTCGGGATCTGTACCCCATCTGAGATAGCAATTGCTTCGCGGCGAGGGCCATCGAGGACTTCCCCATACCTGGAGGCAGAAATAATGCGCCAGACGGTCGGGTTGCTAGCCATTCTACACCTCGCTTCTGGTACTCTGCAGGGACCCATCGCTGGGCTTCGAATCCAGTAAGAATCTCAGAAACAGCTGGGAAGAGTCCACTTCCTCCGCTTGGAAGTTCATCAGTCTTAGCTGGTTCTGTATGTGCTTCTGCATTGGCTTCAAACTCTCCCCCGGTCTCTTGAACTCGACGAACATAATCGTGCCATTCGGGCGTATCAAAAGCCTGTCCGGCCACCCCATTGTTCCCTGTAGTTTCAGAAGAATGCATCCGTTATCCTTTGCTAGCTTTACGCAGCGTCGTTCTATTTGTGATTCTAGTACTTGCATGGACCGCCCTTCGTCTTTGAGAAGTTACACCAGCGGCACTCGTTACTAGGCGTGGGCTCAAAGACCTCATCAGTATATAGGGGAGCTACAGCCCTCTCAAACTTCTTACGAAGCGTCATGAGCATCTCTGCCTTGTACATGCGCTCGTAAATCTCCCCAGTATCTAGAAACCAGAACTCAGCCGTGACTTCCACAAGAGTCGGGTTGGCAGCGTGGAGTCCGATCGCATAAAGCTCAATCTGTTCCGTTGAAGGTATTCTATACTTACCAGACTTGAAGTCGATGGCCTTGCCCTTATCTCCCTCGATATACGAAGCATCCATCTTGACACGTAACCAGGTCTGCTTCCCGAACCAATCAGGTAGGAGTGCCCAATCTTTGTCAAAACCAAGGGCTTGCTCGGCTTTGAAGTCTTTTGTCTTAAGGTCATCAAGCGCTTCCTTCCAATTCTCTACATCAGGAATCAAGTCGGTGACCCAGCCATTAAGGTATGACTCGATATTCTCATGCATCTTACTCCCACGTTCCATCGCAGGAGACCCCGGTGATGGTATCTTCTTGATGAAGCTATAGCAGAACTTTGCAGGACAGGATCGATACTGATCCAGCTTACTGAAACCCCAGGCATCTTTAAACATCACAGCTCCGCAAAGTTATAGCCAATTGATTCATCACTACGCACTTCGTAGCCCAGTATATCTTGAAACGCGCCATTGACAGCCCATTCCAGGTGCTGCCTTTCAGATGCCAGGTACTCGATGGGGCATTGCGCTACGAGCTGGTCATGCACCGTAAGCACAAGCTCCCCATTATCCGTCTTCTCAGCGTATCTAATCATTGCTTCTTTGGTCTGATCTGCCGCAGATCCTTGAATCTTGTAATTAGGTAGCTTATATTCAAAGGACTTCCACACGCCTTTGACTTCAGCTGGCTTTTGCGACATATATTCACGCCCACCAAGGGTTTTGGTATGGCATTTTGCTCGACCAATAGCATTGAGCTCTTTCTGGAACGTTGCTATTTCTGGTAACGCTCCAAGATATCTTGCCTTAATCTTTGTAGCTTCCCCAGCGTCGATGTCAAGAGTTTCTGCGACTCTTCCAACGCCTGCTCCGTATAATACAGCAAATCCGAGAGTTTTAGCAACCTTTCTTGTAATCCCGGCAATTCCGGCAGCGATTTGGTGGATGTCTTTTCCCGGGTCATTTTGAAGGGCCTTAAGTAATGCACCATTGGTAAAGTGCGCTAGCAGCTTCATCTCTTGCGCTGAGTAGTCCCTGCCTATAAAGATCATACCGTCATCTGGGATAATGTACCTTCTTACTTGTGGTAGTAATCCTTCAGGCACGGGGTAATCTATTTTGGCTAGCTGCGTCTTTAGCTCTTCCCATTCAACAGGAATATTCTGCAAATTCGGGGAGCTACTGATCCGTCCCGTTCTAGCACCAGTATCTGTATAGTTCCGTATCTGGTTCCATTTCATGAACAGGCGACCATGGTGCTCGTACTGAACTAGCCAAGGCTGCATAAAAGTACGTAAGCAAGTAGCAATAGACCCGCGGACGAGAAGGTCACCAAGAAGATCATCATCTGCAATAGCACCAATGAGACTTTCTTTTGCCGTGCTGCGTAAACCAGTCGGCGTCGTCTTAAAGCCCTTGCTAAGTCCCGCCGCCTCAATAGCATCTGCAAGCTGGGCGCCACTGTCGACGTCAACCTGTCGTCCCACTTTACTACAGATGGCATCATCGAGCTCATCGAGCTTGCCCCAGTAAAAGTCTGTGTCCTGTTTAAGTCGAGGCCCGTCCAGGTTAATACCTCGCTGTTCCATTCTAAGGATGTGAGGCATGAGACGACGTTCTCGGTCATATGCTTCCTGCATTCTATAATTCATACGCGGTCCTTATCTTTGATTTGTCCACATTTGTGGGCATGTTCTTTTGATGGTAGTCGCTAAGCCCATTTCTTATGAAGTATTTGTAAAGCTCCAAGGTTCTCTTGACGTCCCCGACCGCATACGTACCCACAAGACCTCCTGGAGCACGCGCGATATATGCACCCCAGGCTTTATCAGTTGCTCGACATACTCCATGTCTGACCAGCCAGTCCCGGACCGCATCTTGTTCAGTAGGAGGTTCGTTAAGTAGGATCTCCGCAAGCGGCTTGAGGGACAACTCACCGAATGGATTAGCCAGAAATGCGAGGAGCATAGTATCATGAACTCTCTCCCATGGAACTGTCAGACCCATCTTCTCTTCGATGATAGAACAGTCGAAAGGGGCATTGTGGAAGACGAACTCGTTTGATTTTTTATCAAAGAGCTCTTGCAATAAGGTTGTAGCTTCAAGCTTGCTAGAGCCGTTCTCAATGGGGTGTCCCCACGCTAAATAGAAACCTGGAAGTCCGTCTGGTAGAATAGCGAGACCTACAGGCTCGGGAGGGTACTTAGGTCGAGGTTCGATGGCTTCGCTTTCAAAGTCTAGTGCGACCAGCATAAATTTCCTTGAAAAAAAAAGCCCGGGTGGCAACTGCAAGAAGCCCCCGGGCCTATAGAACTTAGTTATCCAGATTCGGATAAGGCGTGATGGCCAACTGATACGCTTCTTCTTGTTTAGCCAGAAGCAACAGAGGATCCATATCAGGCGTGTGTTCTTTCAAGGTGAGATGCACTTTGAAGAAGCTCTTCTTGTCCTCAACACAAGAGAGCGTAGCAATGAACTCGCCAGTGAGCTTTGCAGCTTGTTGACAGCGCGAAGTGAATGCTGTGACTGTGTTAAGCGACGTTACAGGAATCTTAGCCGTATACATTGGCGCAGACTTAAGTGGCACATTCGCGGGCACTACGATGATTCTGGCACCTTCACGACATGCCTTGCCTTTGCCCGGAGTTGTACTTCCAGGACGTGGGGGAGCTGAACCCCACTTGTTCTTCGGACAAGATGCGCAGTCATCGCTTTGTGGATCTGGTGATTCCGGATGCGGCTCGTTACTATCAAGCGCATAACACGCTGGCACTTGTGGTGAGTCCGAATCAAACGGACCGTCGTACCATGCGCGTTCACCTACTGCCGCAAGCACACGGACATCCGCTGTGTTATTGGGCACGGACTGACCGTCAACCTTCAATTGCGCATTTTTGAAGCTGATGTAGCTCCCCGTAGTGCGCATTGACTTAGCAGCTGCTGCTTGACGCTCTAGTTCTGCTACAAGACGTGCTTTGATGACGTCCGTGCTTTCAACTTCGTTACTCATACTAGCTCCTTGAACTCTTAGTTAATGAAAGATCCACGTCCTCTACCGCTTCGGTACCTGGAATAAGGACGCCCGTGTCATAGAGCTCTCGCCATGCGAGTACGCTCAGACGCTTTTGCAACAGGTCAAACCTGTCGTTGTCTCGAATCCAACTGTGGATGTCGATCCAATTAGTAGTAATAGGAATGATGCTTGTCTTGACACCTGCCGTAGCCAAATGGCCAGAGGCTTTTTCAAGACCCGAGATTGCAAGCGTGTCGAGAATCTCTTCTCGTAGCTTCATCTCTTCTGCTTTGAGCTCTTTGACACGGCGCTCAAAGTTAAGTCGCTCTTCTCTTCGACCATATAGTTGGTCGATAACTGATCCGAGATCACGTAGTTCTATCATCTTTGCTCCTAGTTTCACCAGAGGCATTTCTGGTGATGAACTATTATAACGCACTTTTAGCTCCAGGTGCGCCTCTGTTACACTATGTTACACTGTACATGGCCTTGAAGGTGCTAAAGCGGGGGACATTAAGGGCACCATAGTCGAAGGTCTTGAATGTGATACGATGCCCGACGATTTTGGTTGGGTTATTCCAGTAATACTCCCGATCCTCTGCAGTCATTTCCCCGGGGGAGACCCGTAGTTGCTGTCCAGTAGATTCGTCTGTAGCAAGGATTGTGCCCACTCGTCCTGCTGGGACCATTCCATCTTGATGGTGACTTCTGCGTGAAGCTCCAGTAGCGTCAATTCTTTGCGCATTAGTATTCGTAACTCCTTCTTCAATTCCCGTAACAAGTGCCTCTCCGTCGCGGAATCGTTTGAACTTCCAAAGTAACTGATCGTTATGCGTAGCTCTACCAAACTTGTACTTTCCGTAGGTTCCACGAATCATTACTCCTTCGTATCCATTATCTACAATTGCTTGCTCATATTGCAAGAAATGCTCAATTGATGGGGAGACTATATGAGGAACGATGCTAACTAGTGGGTGGTCCACATTGAGTAGCATGGTATGACGTACATGGAAAGCCTCTTCGGGCCGGTCAAAGGTATCAAAGACGTAGAACTTAAAGTCCGGGGTACCCTCGGAGGCCATAATACCTGACTGCATTCTTCCAAGGACATT